CGAGCTGACCCTGACCGACGGCGGCGATGTGAAGATGCTGGACAGCTTTAAGCTGTGGGCAGAACAGATCTTTGGCTGGTACTACTTTGTGGAGCGGAGCGTGTATGTGCCGAACCCCCACGGGGCAGGTGGACACTACGAGACCAAGCGCATCAAAAAGCGTCTGGTAACGAAGCAGTACCTTATTATCACACGTTCGGCCGCAAAGACCATGTATCTGGAGTTCTTGCAGGCATACTTTATGACCGCCAACACGAACACCACCCAGCAGCTGACAACAGCGCCTACCATGAAGCAGGCCGATGAAGTGCTGGCACCCTTCCGCACCGCATTGGCGCGGGCAAAAGGGCCGGTGCTGAAGTTCATGACCGAAGGTAGTTTACAGAACACCACTGGTGCAAAAGCAGACCGTGTGAAGATGACAAGCACGAAGAAAGGCATTGAGAACTTTGTGACCAACAGCCTTTTGGAAGTGCGCCCCATGACCATTGAAAAGCTGCAGGGCAGGCGCGACACGGTGGCTACCGTGGACGAATGGCTAAGCTGCGACATCCGAGAAGACCCCATTGGTGCCATTGAGCAGGGCGCGGCGAAAAACGAGAACTACCTGATCGTTGCGGCAAGCAGCGAGGGCACGGTGCGCAACGGATGCGGTGACGACATCAAAATGGAATTGCTGAGCATCCTGAAGGGGGAGTACGTAAACCCGCATGTCTCTATCTGGTACTACAAGCTGGACAGCATTGAGGAAGTGGGCCGACCGGAGATGTGGCTGAAGGCAAACCCGAACCTGGGAAAGACCGTGAGCTACGAGACCTATCAGCTGGACGTGGAACGAGCCGAAAAATCGCCCAGTGCCCGGAATGACATCCTTGCAAAGCGCTTCAACCTGCCGATGGAGGGTTACACATACTTTTTCCCGTATGAGGAGACCCTTTGCCACCGACCGAGAAGCTACTGGCAGATGCCGTGCGCCATGGGCGCGGACCTGAGCATGGGCGATGATTTTTGTGCGTTTACGTTTTTGTTTCCGCTTTCAAGCGGATATTTTGGGGTAAAGACGAGGGATTACATTACCAGCTACACCCTGAGCCAGCTGCCCGTGAGCCGGAGAAACCAGTACGAAGAGTTCATGAAAGAGGGAACGCTGTTCGTATTTGACGGCACGGTGCTGGACATGATGCAGGTGTATGAAGACCTTGATAACTTTGTGCAGCAGAACCAGTACGACGTGCGGGCGTTTGGCTACGACCCCTACAACGCGCAGGAATTCGTGGAGCGCTGGGGGCAGGAGAATGGCACCTTTGGTATTACGAAGGTGATTCAGGGTGCGAGGACCGAGAGCGTGCCGCTGGGCGAGCTGAAAAAGCTGAGCGAACAGCGGAAGCTGCTGTTTGACGAAAAGCTGATGCAGTTTGCAATGGGCAACTGCATTGCACTGGTGGACACCAACGGCAACCGGAAGCTTTACAAGCAGCGGCAGGACCAGAAAATCGATGCTGTGGCAGCTATGATGGATGCTTACATTGCGTGGAAGCAGAACCGGGATGCATTTGAGTGATTACAGCATCTGAAATACTGTAATTGCAATATAAACCGTAAGCAGAGTTCACCACTACAATGACTAGACTTTTTGGTACATAAATCCGTCCTGAGTCAAATATAGCTCGGAGGGGTTCATGGGTTCATTTAGTGCATTTTTAATTACCGTAACCAGTGGACTTAGCACCTGTTTTGTAAGATTATCAGATATTTTTAGAATGCTCTTTTCGGATTGAGTAAAGGGGGCAGGATCTTTTTTGAGGAAGGCCGCCTTGTGTGCTTCTCGGATATCCTTTGCGTAAGGGCTAATGGCATCGGAAATTTTGTTTTTCGTGTGCCCCAGCAGTAGGTCTGCCTCTGCAAGAACACTTTTCAGATAAACAGCATTCCAGTTTTGTGCATAATAGACTTCCATGATAGTGCTGATTGCATAGAGCTGTGATGATAAGTCAAGGTTCTGTTTTGCAATTAGAACAGGCTCCTGATTCTTTTTAGCGTCTTTTGCATTGACCCGGTGCTCTAGTTCGGTTGTGTAAAAGTCGATGTCCGCAATCGCTCGAATCTTAGAACGCTGGATATTCGTTAGAGTAGCTATGCGCTGGGGCTCGCTTAACATGATTGTGGAATAATTTCCAACGGCATATTTCACAAATGTCAGCTCGGAAAGAAGTTCTGTGCGCTTGGAGTCCTCTAAAAAACTAAGGACATCGTCAAGTTTTCGGCTGATTTCCGACATTTTAGACGAAATATTGGAGAGAAAGTATTGCCCGGTTGCAAAAGAAGCAATGCTAAAGGCATTAAATAGGGCAACGGATGCTGGATTGATTGGATGCAAGGATGCAGTTCCACTAAAATGCGAACTAGCATCAACCACAGTCGTGGCATAGCCTCCGTTGCGAAGATGCAAGAGCACTCCCTGGACACCTTCTGGAAATTTCAAAATGTAGGTTTTGGAAGCAGTATCTGAAACAATGGCTGGGGGAAGAAGTTGAAGCAAAGAATTGGCGGTAACTCCAGTTTGCTCTGGAAACTCAACTTTTCGGAACCGTGTCTTATCACTAAAGTCAAACGGGATATCGCTTGGAACGATTTCGCAGTTGAGGTCTTTTGTAGAAAGCAGTTCGTTACTGGCCATAATGACAGCCTCCTCGTAGTTTGTGAATCTATCATACAGCAGATAATCTATATTTGCAAGGAACAGTCGAAAAAAGAAACAATGAAATCGCTTTCAATAGAGGATTTCTTATTAGAGAGGAGGTGATTATATGCACAGCTATAACGATGAACTCTACCATTGGGGCATCAAGGGCATGAAATGGGGCGTGCGTCGATATCAAAATAAAGATGGGACTCTGACTGCGGCAGGACGAAGCCGATATGTAGGGAGTAACGCTGAAGGAACAGATGAAAAGTCACAAAAGAGAGTTGGGCTTTCAGACAAACAAAAAAGGGCGTTGAAAATCGGCGCAGCGTTAGCGGTTGCTGCATTGGGAACGTATGGCGGGTATCGCTTGGCAAAGTCTGGCAAGTTAGAGCCATTTGTTGCTGCAGGCAAACAAAAAGCTGCTGAACTTATGGAAGAGGCGGGAAAAGAGCGGAGTTCAACTCCTAAAACTCATGCACATTCAGACTATACGCGAGCGCATGAGAAAAAGAGTGTTCGAGTGCTGAGCGATGAAGAACTTAATGCTATAATTAACCGGTTGCAAAAAGAAAAGCAGTATGAATCACTGATTGCTACTCCGAGCAATGTGAAAAAGATGCTTGCGACAGCCGGAACGGCCGCATCAGCATTAGGAACCATAAGCACATTGTACAATAACTACAACGCTGTGGCAAAAATCGGAAAAAATCTTATTGCCTCAAAGAAAATCCAGAATCGTATGAGCACGATGAAGGTTCACTCAGAATAAGAAAGGCATCTATGAGAAGTGAAGCAACGATTGGCTCCCGCCTGAAACGGGCGTGGAACGCCTTTACGAACCGGGACCCTCCCGGGAAGAACTACTATGGCGGAGGGAGCAGCTACCGGCCTGACCGGGTACGGCTGAACCGTGCGAATGACCGCACGATCATGACCGCCATATACACCCGCATTGCCATGGACGCAGCGGGCATCACAATAAACCACGTAAGGCTCGATGAAAACGGACGCTACGACGAAACTGTTGATTCGGGCCTTAATTGCTGTCTGAACCTTTCCGGCAACAAGGACCAGACCGGCAGGGCGCTGCGGTATGACATGTTCCTCTCTGTACTGGACGAGGGCGTGGCAGCGCTGGTGCCGGTGGACGTGGATGTGGACGAAGAGACCGGCAAAGAAAAGATCCTTTCCATGCGGGTGGCAAAGGTGAAGGAATGGTACCCCGATGATGTGCGGCTGGAAGTGTATAACGACCAGACCGGACAGAAAGAGGAGATCACCCTGCCGAAAGCAGAAGTGGCCCTGATCGAGAACCCGTTCTATGCCGTGATGAACGAGCCGAACGGCACCATCCAGCGCCTTGTCCGCAAGCTGAACCTGATGGACGTGGTGGATGACCAGCTGGGGTCTGAAAAGCTGGACCTCATCATCCAGCTGCCATATGTAGTGCGCAACGAAATCCAGAAAAAAAGAGCGGACGACCGGAGAGCCGAGATTGAGCGGCAGTTGACCGGCTCTAAATACGGCATTGCCTATACCGATGGTTCGGAACACATTACGCAGCTGAACCGCAGCCTTGAAAATAACCTCCTGAAAACCGTGGAATACCTGACCAACATGGCATACAGCCAGTTAGGCATTACCCCGGAGATCATGAACGGTACAGCAAGCGATGCGGTGATGACGAACTATGAGAACCGTACCATTGAGCCCCTTGTGGCAGCAGCCGTAGACGAGCTGAAGCGAAAGTTTTTGACCGAAGAGGACCGGAAGGAAGGCCGCGAGAGTGTGCTGTACTTCCGCGACCCGTTCAAGCTGGCACCGGTGAGCGCCGTTGCCGAGATGGCGGACAAGTTTACCCGCAACGAGATCCTGACGAGCAACGAGTTCCGGCAGCTGCTGGGAATGAAGCCCTCGAAGGACCCGAAGGCGGACGAACTGCGGAACAGCAACATTTCGCAATCCGACGCGGAGATTGCTGAGAGAAACAAAACGATCACGGCTGGAAAGGAAGCCGTAGAAAGGAGTATGGCAAATCAAAATGGCGAAGTTTGATTATGACTGCAGCGGCTGGGCCACGAAGGCAAAGACCAAGTGCTATGATGGCCTGACCATTGCGCCGAATGCGTTCCAGGAATGCGACGGCAAAGTTGTGACCATGGTGTACAACCATGACCATGACAACCTGGAAAACGTCCTTGGCCATTGCCTGCTGGAGAACCGGCCCGGGGGCATGTATTGCTACGCAAAGTTCAACGATACGGATACTGGCCGGACCGCGAAGGCCTGCGTGGAAAATGGCGACCTGAACGCTTTTTCCATCTATGCAAACTGCATTAAGAAGACCGGAAACACTGTCCAGCACGGCATTATTCAGGAAGTGAGCCTTGTGCTGGCAGGCTGCAACCCGGGTGCGCTGATCGACGAGGTGGTGAAGCACAGTGCCGACGAGGACTACGAGGGCGGCGAAGCATTCATCTACACAGACGGCGGCCTGAGCATTGCCCACGGACTGGACCCAGACGGTGAACCGCTGGACGACCTTGTACACAGCGGCGATGCAGCGACCGACGAAGCAACACAGGAGGAAGCCGAGATGGCGGACGAACAGAAGGATGGCAAGACGCTGAAAGAGGTGTACAACAGCATGACACCCGAACAGCAGGAGTGCTGCCATGCACTGATGGGCATGGCCCTGGAAGAGCGTGACGGCGAAGAGACTGACGATGAGGAGGAAGAAACCGTGAAGCAGAACGTATTTGAGAAGGACACGAAGGGCACCGTGCTGAAGCACAGCATCGACGAGATCAACAAGGTGGTGA